CTTGTTTCCGAACATCAAGCACTTATGCCCGCTAAGTGTTTCCGCAATCTCTAGCTTAAGTTGCTCGACTAAAAGATTGTAAGCATCGGCCAAAGCTTTAGCTTTAGTGTAACGGTCGTGCAGGTCTTCGCCGACATCCGGAGTATCGTCATCACTAACGCTGTGATTAGCCATCAATAATTTAAGGTCAGACGCTGCATGGAGCTTGCTAGGCTCAGGCTGAGACTTTGAGTTGATGCGTTCATGCATGGCATTGCAAGTCTCTATCATATCGGCTTGTGCCTTATCGCTGGCCGTAACGCTGCGTTCAAACCAGTCTCTGCCGTTTATTAAAACGCTAAAGAACACATGGCGATACCCGGTCACCAACATTTGCCACTGCACTTGATAGAAGTAATTCAGCGGTACAGTTTCAGTACCGTCTGGATTAAACCATTTTTCAGTAGACGATCCGGTCTTGCATTCTATGATGACACGCTCACCGTCAATGTCAGCCTCAGCGTCAAGACTGGCTTTGAAATAGGTATCTTTGTCATAAGCATACAGCTTAGAAGTCTCTAGATTCTTTATTCCCGGATGCATTTCTGCGAATTTATTCACGAGCAAAGACTCTATACGGCTGCCCCATTCCATGGCGGCATTCTGTTCTATATGCTTTATAGTGTCGCTCACTTTGTCAAAGTATACGTCAAGTGGACTCGCGTACGGATTAGCATCCATTATAGATGCGGCATCCGTCGCTGCTATACCGTTATGACGCCATTGCAGCCATTCTTGCGTTCCCTGCTTAATACCGGTTACTCTCATTATGTTATTGCCTCGGCTTAGATGTTTCTTTGCTGTTCGCGGCATTGCCTATGGCTAATTGAGCATAGCCGGCTATATCAAGCCAGTGGTCTTTGAAGCTATGATCTCCATAGCATATCCTAGTGATCTTTTCAACGATAGCTTCGAGCGATCTGCGCTCCATAGGCGTGAGCTTGTAATAGTTCGGAGACTTCTCCAAAGTCGTAATAAGGTCATTCCACAAGTAAGAACTTGCAGAATAGTTTCCGTGTGTGTTAGTTCTGTTAGGCATAAAGTTCCTCATAATGTTCATAGTTTAATAATAACTCAGTATAAGTGTCTGCCGCAATATCAGCGGCCCAACAAGCGTCATCGGCTTGCTTGCGCATATCATAGAGCTTACTATTCTTTACAGCTCTGAATCTGGTGAATTCATCTTTAGTTACCATGTGTTACCTTTTGTTTAGTTACCATACGCTACTTGCAACATCGTAAAGATTAATGCAAACAGCACAATATAAAACACTATTATGTAGATAAGCCCGGGATATTTTTTTAATAGTTTCATTGTTTACCTAACCAGTATGTATGCAAAAGACGCTATAAACACTACTAGCATAGTAATGAGCATAGCAATGTCTATTGATTTCATTATTCTCCGATGTGGTCTTGCTGTCCGAAGTCCATAGTACACTGAACCGGATTTACGCCGATAGGAGGCGCCTTAAACGCTTCATGTGTACGTAAGTTTTGTTTAATCACATCGAGACTATTCTGAATATAGTCTATGCGCTCTATGATCTCTTCACTTGTCATTGGTTTCACTCCATAGTTCATATATTGTTTTGACGGAAATAAACATGTCAGGGTCTCCGCCGTGATCCGGATGGTGTTCTATTGCCCAGTCGCGCCAAGATGCTTTAAGGTCTTTATCCGATATGGATAAATCGCCTATCATCAAAGCTGCACACAGTTTCATCTTTATAGATTCCGAAGTAGTTCCGTCATCTATACGGCTTATAATATCCTTACCAAGAGCCGCGGCGTCTAATAGTCTGAACGTAGAAAGATACTTATCATTTTGACAAGCACTTTCTATGCGCTTCCAGACAACATAAGTCAATATGTTTTCTTGCCCACTAGCCACGAGACGCTTCCAAAGATGCATCATACACATACCATTCGTATGGTAATGCTCTTTTGCGGCCTTAAGCATTATACTAACGAACACTTTCGCTTTGATGCAGCACAGTAATTCGAATGCTTCATCCGGCATAGAAGCCCAGCCATCAAGTTGCTTAAGCTTGCTAACATTTTTATTCACGGTATTTCGCACGGATATGTTAGTTAAAACATGCTGTAATGATTTTGTGTTGTCATCATTGTCATTACAGAATTGCATAACGATAGGCACGACATCAGACATCGTCATTGCGAGCAGCTCCTTCCGATTCAGCGGCGCTTAACCGTTTTACTTCATTCGTCACAGCCTCAAGCTTCTCAGAAACCATGCGGTTTATTTTTTCAGTGGCATCTGTCAAATGATCGTATTTCTTTCTGTCGCGGCGGGCTTCGTACTTGCGCTTTAAGCATTCCGCGACTATAAGTCTAGCCTCGGCATAGATACGCAAGAAGGCTTCATCGCGCATTGACGCAAACGGAAACCAACGCTTCAATCTGCCTCCGGCCATAGATGCTAAGTTAACATAAGCCATAGCCGCTGGTCTGCCGCTCATCACATAACCGTCTCTAACGATCGGTTCGTTTACGATGTCCGATGCGCGTCTGGCTATAGCCATTGTTTCAATGTGGAACTCTGCTAAAGAATTCATAGTAACCTCTTTTATAAGAAAAATCCATACATTTATTATATAAAATTTTTATATGATAAAAACCATATTATACTAATTTTTACCTATATATAAAATATAATCTTTTTTGGACATCTTTTGCATATATATTTTTTATGAAAAATAAAAAAAATTTTTTTGCGTCCGCGCGGATATATATAAAACGTGAAAAGTCCATTATTTAAGATGATATTTTCAATAAATGCAAAAAAATACCGTCAAAGCATTAGCAATGACGGTACTTGCTTGTCCCCGATTACTTGGACGCTTTCTTGAGATCGGCGACAATCTTCTCACGCTCTTCCTTGGTGAGAGACGCTAGGATGGTGCCGAGCTGTTCAACAGAAACCTTCTTGGGAGCCTTGGGCGTGGAGTTGATGACGCCAAGGACAACTTCGGAAATCTTCTGTCCACGAGACACGCGCGACTTCACTGCACCATGCGTGAGCAGCAAAACCTTCGCGAGGTCGTTGATGGAAAGCGTAGAATTGCTGAGAATCTTCTTAGCGTCTTCGGTAACGCGCGCAAGGACCTTCGTCTTGAGTTCATCAGTGAGATCATTGGTGATCTTGATGATTTCATACTTGACCTCTTCGGCCTGAGCTTCGACCTTTGCTTTCGCAGTATCGATTTTGTTTTCGGTTGCTTTCATCTGGCCGGCTTTGCTGGCGATGGGATTGGCGATGGGCGTAGTCATGTTCATACCTCTTGATTTTTTAATGGCTTTATTGCCATTGTATTTATATATAAGATTATATATAAAAAAAAACCATTAAAAATCTATTTGATCTTTTCTATTTTGAATTTCGTATGGTTGTTCGTGGTATACTCGTCGTCATCTCTATAGGCATGCTCGCCGAAAAGCCTAACAGACGCCCACACTATGTTAGCTTTAGGGCGAGACATGCCCGCATCTATAAGCATTTCTTTTAGCAATGCATCGGCTTGCGGCCTAGTAAAATAGTAACCATTCGTTCCCGGAGTATAGTTAACGTCATGAACTAAATAGCAGCACTGTATTAAGTCGGTTCCTATCTGATCTAAGAATCGATCAACGTGCGGGCCTGACCTGAAGTTAGTTATGAACCCGGTTTGAATGGTCCATAAATACTGCTTATAGTTTATAAGTATTTTACGGTTTACTCGGTAATAGCGGTTTCCGAGCGGAGTTACTGAGATTTCTGTATGCGTAATCATTTTAATCCCTTTGTATGTTACTCGCGCGTTTTGCTTTCCATACATCCACGTATATACGATACGTCAACCGCGATACTGTTAAGCTGCTTATCGGACGCATCGGCTCTGGCTTCCAGCGCTTCAATGCGTTTGAGCCAGCTTCTAACTATCGTAAGCGCCAGTATGCCTATGCCACCGCCGATCGGACCTAGATATGTTAGTATGAATGATTCCATTATTTAACCATCCTCTGGAATCTAGGATTGACAGACGCAAATCCGACGTGGACAAACGTATCATGAATGATGATTTGGTCGATCGGAAGTGACTTATTGGCGGCTATAGCGTCGATTGTGGCTATCAAACCTTTCAGATCGTCAGCCTTAAGATCAGCGGCACTGCCGGTCATATGCTCCGATGTTTTAGATCCATGCACGGCTTCGTTCACTTCCGGCGTTCTGTATCCAGACGATACTGTTATGATGCTTCCGAACTTAGCGCGTATAATGTCCAGATAAAATGCAGTGCATAATATATTTTTGAGGTGCTGCCAGTTTGCCAACATATTGGGAAGGCTGGTGCTGGTGCGAGTCATTTCGTTAAGAGTAAAATACTTTGGATATAAACACATATTAAATCCTCGATTTGAAAGTGCCATAGTCGCCACTGTGGCGGTCATAGCGTCTTGTGTTTCCGTGTGCAATGAGCCTACGCCCAACATCAACCACGGAACACAAACAGTTCGGATGCGAGACTTGGTCTGGCATTGTTCCAAACAATACTTGCGTTCCGTTTAACATTTGGCAATAAGGACATGCACCGGGGTGAGCTCTGAATTCCATAACAACATCAGAAGTATCTGCGTTAGTCGGTACATCGGGTAGCAAGTGTTCCCAATCAGCCATTACATTTGCCTCCAAGAGTCTTCTATGAATTTCCAAAAGTCTATAGCGGCTTTACAATCGCCGCACGCTTTGTGATCCTTAAGTTCCGAGAACTCTACCATGGTCTGATCGCCATACTGTCCTTGCTTAGGTGTCGGCTTAGCGGCTGGGCATTCTAACACTTGGCCAACCGCATTTATAAAAGCCATACGATCTAAGTCATGCCTTACATTGTCTAAACCACAATCCTTGTTAAGACCTATCGTTCCAAACGGAATGCCATACTTAGCGCAATACTCAGCTTTGTTTTGGTAGTCTTGTATTCCGTATATTAAAAGTATTTTGTCATAGAACTTCGGCATCATCTCATGCACAGAATTTCCGTGCCATGCTGCTATACGCGGAAAGTGGCCAGACTCCGGAAGCGGTAGAAGCCCGTTAGTCTTTATGAGGCCCCGGTACTGATGGTTGGTTAGCCATTCGACTAACTCATGAATGCCATTGTAAAGTCCGGGTTCGCCTCCGGTAAGCTCTATAAACCATTTTTTCGGGTCTACATATTTGTATATAAACGGGATCAGTCTAACGTTGGTGAGCTTCCATTTGCTATCATCGTTATTCAAAAAGTTGGCCATCGGGCATTCTTTACAATGAAGATTGCACCTGGTCGTGAGCGCTATCTGTAGTAAGTTCATATTACGATCCTTGATATATTGCCATTGCAAAAGCAGAACTTTGATAACCAGAGAAAGTAATGGTATCAGGAAGACTGTTCGCATTCGTGACTGTGAGGTTATCCTTGAAGCAGGATATATACGGAGCGGCTTGATCGACTGTTCCACGAGAATGTCCGACGAACTGGCATCCATTATCCTTAGTAAAGATAACTGAGAAATGCAGTTCACCCGGGTTTATAGCGGCTTGCGACACCTTCGCGATAGTTCCAGACATAAGTCCGGTAGTAGTGCTAGTAATGGCATAAGTGTTAGCCACAAGCGATGCCGTAACCGGCGTATCTCCGGCAGAAGTAAGCTTGTAGATCGCGAAGTATGCATCCGAGAGAGTGCCCTGTGTAAGCATGGCATACATCTTGGAAATGTCTTTAGTGAGTGACAGATAACTCGTGGCGAACAGCATCGTGGCATTCGCGACATACGTGCTAGTCGTCCCATTACCATAGGTCTGCGGAGCGATATTCCCTTCGGTGCAGGCCGGAGGCAGCGTGAGAAGCCATTTGAGTTGGCTTATTACGACAGGATCGACCTTGATGTTCACTTGTATATCAGAGCCCGAGCCCGTCGGTGTGAAAGTAACCGAGCCATCGCTCGACGATAATGCTGCCTGAATCTTAGATGCGAACAATGTCCACGCCATTCCGCCATAGTCGTCCGCAGAAAGGACGTACTTGGGACCACCCGGCATTTCAGGTACCGGATAACCGATAATGTTTCCGTTAGCATCGAACAGAGTATGATGAGTAGAGCCATTATTTCCGGAATTGGAAGTGGCCTTGAACGGACCGATGATGGTATTGCTTCCGCCGGGGTTACTTATTATATGGGTATTTGATAAGCCGGAATCGCTACTGCCGTCGCTAACAGTTATTGTGCTGTTATATGTAATTTTTTGATAGCTAGATGATGATGCTGCCATAAAAAAAATAGCCCAGTCCGGTTATTGGCCGGACCAGGCACTGAAGTTTAATTACATCGGAAGCCAGATCGAGCTAGCGGAAAGCCCGGTATACATAGCCGAACCCATGAGCACATCGACTCGGAAGAGCGTTGCACCCTTGATGGGGTCAGTCCAAGCAGTTCCACGAAGCGGCAGAATACCCTTCTCACGATAGCTCGTGGGAATAGTGAACGAATCGCATCCATAGAACTTTTCAAGGCCTTTAACTGCAACGAGCAGGTCATCCTTCTTGTAAATGACAGCAGGTGCCATATACGTTTTGCCAGCCGTAAGGACAGCGGATGCTTCAGGCGTAGCGACTTCGGCAGTAGCTCCGGAAGTATCGGTGACTCCGGTAACGAAACTGTTGAGACGTCCCTGACCATATTCGAAAATGGGAGGAACGGCCCAATACCATGCAGACTGCGTGTACGTACTGGTACCGGTAACCTTGCTGACCCAGCACTGAAGCTGGAAGGTTTTGAGCACGCCGGTGTTGTGCCCGAGAGCGTCAACGTTGTAAACGCCAGCGATCGTGAACGGCTGAGACGTATGCGGGCCAGTCTTCTTAGAAGTGGTGCTAATGGTACCACCACTGGCAAGAAGTGCTTCACCGTACATACCAACCGTAGGACCGGTTCCAGCGAATGCCGCACCGGAAACAAGCGTTGTACCGAGCGCACTCGGAATGGCACTGTCCGATGCAAGGACTCGCGGAGACTGAGACGCTTTGCTCCAGTTAAAGCCCATAAAGTCGCCGAGCTCATTGCGATACAGGTCGTTGCCTCGTTTATCATTGGCACCGAAATTCGCGGTAAGAACCGCATTGATACGGTTCCAAGTGAACGGATGCGTAACGCCGAATGTATCACCGGAGAACTTGGAAGCTTCGGTATTGGCCTGAGCATCAAACGCGGCTTCACGAATGATCTCATTCTTTTCAACGCCGGTTGCGGTACCGACATCCGCGACGAATGCCTGAGCACCACCAACGAGGGTCTCATAGACATCATGGTTTGCGGTATCGGCGAGATTGGCAACGCGCTTACTCATGATTTCGGGGTTGTTGATAGACAGCGTGATCTCGTCCTGAGAAACCGTAGCGGCCGTGTCGAGAGGACGAACTGTAACCGGAACTTCGTCTCGGTCGATTTCGAGATTCTCAGTAGAGAGGTTCATATCGCGGAACACTTCGCCAGAGTCCGTGATGGGAACCCACACCGTATCGCCGGACTTCTTTTCAGCGCCGAGATACTTATCGATGGAACGGTTGGCTTTGGAAAGCAAATCCGCTCCGATATTAAACTCGAGGGCAACGTCTGCCATGAGTTTTGCATTGATAATGGACTGAGCCATATTACTTCATCCTTTGCCGTTTCCTTCGGTTCATGGATTCTTGGAACGCAAGACCGAAGTCATCAGCAGGTGTAACAGTGGTAGTGTCGCGGCCACTTCCGGGTACCGGGGCACTGGACTGTTTATAGGTTTTTATCGAGTTGTTAATCTCGTGATAGAAGTTGTCAAGCACCTTAGATTTTTCATACGACGTGAATGAGAGCCATTCGGCGCGACACGTCGGATCGTCCATTCTGCGGAACCACTCATGGAGAAGAATCTTCCCATAAGGTCTATCTGTATAATGCCTGAGTTCTGGTTCATTCTGATTAACGCGGCTACCATAGCGCTGTGACTCTTCCATGAACTTGTCAACGAGATTGTCGCCAAGTTCTGCCCGAGCCGATTCCTTGTACGATTCAAGGTCATTGTCGGCCTGTGCGGAAGAAAGGTCGTCAATACGGTCACGAATGCTTTGTGCCTCGTATTTAGCGCCAGGTTCACTTGACTTCGATACTTCTGAAAACTTTGCTTCAAGCTCCGCTATACGCGAACGGAGATTGTTGAACTCACGGTTCCTAATGCGGCGCTGTGCATTGGCATTGTCGCGTTGTCGTACTTCCGCGGGTTTTGCCGGTGCAGGCGTGGTTTCGGCCGGTTTCTCATAGTCCGGAGATTTCTCATTGGACTTGAGTGCGCTATCGAAGTCGGACGAAGGAGTACTCGTGGCAGGATTCGTCGCGCCCTGCGTCGGTGTAGTCTCAGCCGTAGCTGGTGTATTTTCGTTTTGCATATAACCATATAAGCATTACAAATTGAAAAAACCAGGTTAGACATAATAAAATTGACATACACCGAAAAGCAACCCCGCCCCACTCGGACAAACTTGTTCCAACCCCCCCCCCTAACAAGCTTGTCAGAGTAGTACAAATTTGCATGTAATTACTATATACTATACATATAAGCTATAAAGCTAATTTATTCTAAATTTTATGATTAATTTATATGCTATTTA